CAGTTCAGTAATACTGATGGGAAACACGATGATATGGTAATGTCGTTAGCGATTTGTGCGTATTGTGCAGCAGAAGAACAGGATGGAGGAGTAACTTTGTTCCTATGATAACATTCAGACAGCACTTAGAGATTAATAAGTATATAGAAAGAGACAAGAACCTATCGGGTTATCTTGAATCACTACCTCCACACGAAAGGATAGAGGCAATCAGAGATGTATCAACTACATATCCTATAGACAGCAAGAATAAAATCAATGACGACACGCTAAAAAAATTTAATTGTTATACAAGAATTGATGAACTGGTGCTTGGTCAGTTCATTATGATTGAGCAGATAATAACTGGTAAAGTGAATTATGAGTCCAGCGCACACAATGACCTTGAGCTTGCGAAGCTTATTATGCGCCCAATAAATCACGAAGTGTTTGACAATGAGGATGTTAGTCAAGAGAAGTTAAATCAAAATGACATATTAAACACCGATGTAAAGCAGGTGTACGCTGTTCTTCAATCTTTCCTTGACAACAGAGAATATGTTTTGTTTACACAATTCAAGGGTGTGTTCTATGAAGTTCCTGATGAAGAAGATACGGATGAGGAGATACAAGAAAAAACTGGGGAGGCATTGTTCAATCAACAATGGTATTGGTACTCAATAGTCCGTATGTTAGCGAAAGAAGACATAACCAAGTATGATGAGATATATATGCTAAAGATGAGTACTGTTATGCCCGAGATGAGTTATATAGCACAGAAAAACAAAATAGAATCAGCACGAAGCCGCCAAGAGCAAATGGCTCGTAAATTGTAAATTAAAAAAAGCGCATATGAATAATCTGACAAGATTATATAACGATATAAAAACATTCGCTGAATCCCACGGAATGGTGAATCAGTTCCTATTGGTTGGTTCTGAAGATGAGATAAATCAAAAGGAATTAGATTACCGAACATTGATTATGATTCCTCTTGAGGCAAACTTATCAAGGGACTTAAACTCACCAATATACACCCTTGACTTCGGGATTATCATTGTAGATAAAATTATAGCGGATAACGATTCATCATACATAGGCTCAACGGAAGAAAACATAAATGTTGTTGGTCAACTTCAAGACTATCTTTTACAGCAGCAAGACGATGTTAACTTTGACAACATTGAGATTACTACTGGTATGGCTGAAGATTATAACGTCACGATTGCTATGTGCGACTTTACAGTTAACTTAGCAAGAAGTCCTTATACAAAGGATATTGATGTATAATGAAGCGTTCAGCAAAGCAATTTGAAAATCAAATCAAAGTAATACTTGTTGCTGCATTATCTAAGGAATTTAGAAGAGCATCGATAGTAAAGAAGATAGTAGCAAAAGCAAGGGGACTTAATCAAGTAGCAACTGGTGGGCTTGTTCTTCCAGAGTTAACGGGTTCAGTTATTCCTTCAAGGGATGATAGGTGGCTTGTAAATAAAAACTCTATTATTGTTAGGGTTTCTGCTATGAAATATGATTTGCCTACTATTGCAAAGATAGAGTTGAACATAAAGTATGGGTTAGCATCTGAGTACTATTGGTTGACGGAGGAATCAGAGTCAAAAGTTTGGCATCCCAATGGTGTTCAGATTATGAACTGGATTAGAGCAAAGGGTGCAAGGGGAAACTTCCAATACAAAGGGAAACCACTTGATGTCAGCAAGGAATACCAAGTTAAGAACGTAGCATACAATATATCAAAGAGTATAGCAAAGAAGGGTATTAAGAAAACAAAATTGTTTTCACCGTTCAAAAGCCCATCCGATGGTGTTCAAGCGGTTGTGAATAAAGCTTTACCAAAAGCATACGAGAGAATAGGTTTTCTTTATGGAACACAATTAGAAACCTCGGTATTAAATTTATTAGAAGTATTTGAGTAATGGCAACTACAGGAAAAGGAAGTGTTAAGCAACTGTCTCAGCAATTAGATGGGTTTAGTGCAAAGATTAAAAAACTTTACGCTGAACTTGGGAAGTTAGAAAAGAACACAAAAGAGTACAATGCAAAGCAAAAGCAGTTAAACAGAACTCAAAAAGAGGCTACGAAGATTTATGAGCAGCTGTATCAGAAGCAAAGAAATCTGATAAGTGCAAATAAGAATCATAAGTCTTCAATTGATGCTGCCAATCAATCACAAAAGAAATTTCGTGATACAATCAACTCTACCTCAGTTGCTACAGGCAAGGCGGCTAAAAATCAAAAGACATTAAGTTCAAGGTTTAATACGGCTGTTGGAACACTCGCAAGATACTCTGGAGCATATGCTGTTATAAACGCAGCACTAACAGTATTTAGAGCATTAACCACTGGAGCTGTAACCGAAGCAATAAAATTTGAAAAATCGTTAGCAAACCTTTCCGCTGTTGCAGGTGCTTCATCAGAAGAGGTTGCAGCTTTAAGTAAGAATGCGCTTGAGGTAGCAGGTAGTACAAAGTTTACTGCCGAGCAAATTGTTGGGCTACAAACTGAACTATCGAAGCTTGGATTTAGTGCTGAAGATGTAATAAAATCTACAGGTGCTATTGCCAATACAGCACAAGCACTTGGCTCTCCGCTTGAGGCTACTGCTGCATTAGTAGGTAAGGTTCGTAATCAGTTTGGTTTATTGGTTGAGCAAACAACTGAGATTGCTGATACCCTTGTGACATCTATTAATGAGAGTGCCTTATCATTCGAAAGCTTTGGAACAGCAATTCAATATGTTGGTCCAATTGCTCAAACGCTTGGATTATCATTGCAACAAACCGCTGGTGCTATGGCTGTTCTTGCAGACAATGGTTTTACTGCTTCTCGTATTGGTACGGGTCTTCGTGGAATCTTAACGGAGCTTGGTAAGACAAGTGGTGATGCGGAAAAGTCACTTAAACTTCTTGCGGAAAGAAACATCAACTTGGCTGAAGCATCAGAACTTGTAGGAAAAAGAAACGCAGCACAGCTTATCACCTTGTTAAAAAACCTTGATGCTATTGATGAAGCAAACACCAAGTACTATCAACAAGGTAGAGCATTGGAATCTGCTGCTACACAGATAAACACCTTCTCGGGTCAGCTTGATATTCTTACTGCTGCATTCAGGGAATTCCAAATAGGCATTGGTAACTCAATCGTTCAAAGCGATTTGTTACTTGATGTTATGGATGTGCTTAGTACTAAAGCATCCAAGACTGCAAGAGCATTTAAAGTTATCTCTGAGGTTGGATTTGATGCGTATAATAAGAGTGTAGAAAATATTGTTAATGGAGCAGATGAGGTAGAGGAAGCAATATTACTTGCTGGTTCATCTGTTGAAGAATATGATGCCGCTATCGATAAACTTTCGGGTGGTAGTCAACTATTAAAATCTATAGGCGGTGAACTTATAGATGAGTATGGAAAAGAAAGAGATGCTGCTTTTGAATTAATAAATACAGTGGATGGGCTTATTGAAAAGTTTAACCAGTCTATTCAATCAAAAAAAGAAGACATAGCAATTACTAAAGGTCAGACAGAAGCTCAAACCGTTTACGGGAAAATAGTAGAAGATATTATAGATAAGTCAATTAAAGGAGCTAACGCAAACAAAGAAATATCTGATACATACACAGACCTCGAGTATTCAATTAGTGTGCTTGATGAAAAGATTAAAAAATCTACTGGGTTAAGACAACTTCAGCTAAAAGCAGAACGTGCTGTATACAAACAAATGCAAGAGCAATTAAACAACTCATTGAAGGATGAGGCGGAATTGCTTGAGATAAGAACGAAGTCTCAGAGAGACGCTCTCAAATTAAGACTTGACGAGATTAAAAGAGCGACAAAGGAGGAGGTTGATGCAATCAATGAGAGAGCAAAGATTGAAACATCTTTAGCTAAAACCGCTGAGGAGAGAGCAGACATTGAGGCCGAAAGAACTCAACTTGTTAGTGATGCATACAAGAAACAATCGGCTGCAATTAGAGATTTATCTAAAGAGTTTGAAACTCAAATAGATAGGATAAAGGCCGCAGCACTTGCATCAGATGACCTCGCTCAGATACTAACGTCAGACGTTATCTCTGATGTTGAGAAGGCTGTGTCTGATTACTCAAAAGAGATTAAGAAATTAAATGATGAGGTCAAGGCAGGAACAATAAGCCAAGACGAGTACAACGCTGCTCGTGATGCTCAATATGATGGCTTAATAAATAACATAAATGCCTTCAAGGATTTAGTTGACATCTCTCCAGAGGTTGCTGCATACTTTGAGGAAATAGCTAAGAAAGCACTTGAGGCGGGATATGCTATTGGAGAAGTAGGCGGTAAAACAGAAAAGACCAAGAAAGACTTTGATGACTTCAAGGAAGGTCTTGAGAAAGGAGATTGGGCAGATTACGCAAAGAAAGCCGTAGATGCACTTGCTGAATCATTATCTGAATTTAATGATACAAGTTTTGAAAACTTAAAGAACTCAGAGGAGGCAAAGCTTGATGTAGTTAAGAGTAGATACAAGACTGAAGAGGAGATATTGAAATCTCAATTAAACAATCAGTTAATCACAGAATCTCAGTTTAGGAAGAAACAAAGAGACTTGCAGAAGGCTCAACTTGTTGAGGAGAACGCAATCAATAGAACAATCTATGAAGCGGAGAAAAAACAAGATAGGAACGATGCTATCCTTGAGGGTGGTGAAGCAGTTGCTCAGGCATACATAGAAGCATTCAAGGCATATGAACCTGCAACAGCTGTTATTGTTGGTTCTATTGGTGCTGGAATCGCAGCAGCTCAAACAACTGCACAAGTAGCTGCAATCAATAAACGCCAGTTTGTAGACAAGAAGTTTGCTGACGGAGGTATTGTAAGTGGACCATCACACGAACAAGGAGGCATTCCATTCACTGTTCAAGGACAAGGTGGATACGAGATGGAAGGTGGTGAGTATATCATAAACAAGCGTGCTACAGCTATGCACAGAGACTTGCTTGATAGAATAAACAACTCATACAAATCCAATCCTACAAGAGCGAGCTACAAGTTTGCTGATGGCGGAATTGTTCCAACTATTGGAAATGAAAGTGTAGATTACCTAAAGGCTATTGCTGAGGCTACTACTTCAACGGCTATCAACTCAAGCCGACCAGTTAGAGCGTACATTGCCGATAAAGACTTACGCAGTAATGCTACAGAACGTAGAATCAGAGATAGAAACGATAGACTATAATGGCTGACTTAGTATTTAGACAGGGGCAATTAAGCCAAATCAACGGGATTACATTTACAGTAACGGGAAATGTCCTTAACGCAGGTGGTGGTGTTGGAGGTGTACAAAACAGAGATGCTGTTCGTATTGTGTACACAGATGTGTACGAGAAGGCTGTATACGCTGTTTGCGTAGACCAGAACACAGGAAGATTTGAGTTTGATACCAATGTATACCCTATAGGATTATCGTCCATTACAGGCACTGTATTCCCT